CTACGCCTGTCGTCATCGTGCCGACGCTCACAAGGTACTTGTAGCGCATGGCCTTGAAGTCGTCGACCAATGCGCGGCGCTCTGTCTTTCCAGTATTCACATCACCGCCAATCATACGGCTTGAATCTGGCGGCAGACTGGCGATGATTTCCTTTGCATGTTGCACCGTTGCTGCGAAAAGCATCACGCCTCTGCGGTAGCGTGACCGCTCGACAACATCTGCCACAATGGCGGCTGTCTTTCTGCCGTGTCCCTCAAACGCTCGCTCAACTGTGGCGCTGTCGAACATGCCATTAGACTTTAGAACCAGTGCGCTTGTGTCGTATCCATCGGCGTGATTGTCAAAGACTGGCTGAGTCAAAAATCCTTCACCAATGAGCGTCTTTGCATCCACGCAATAGACTCGCGTATGAAAGAATGGGCTTATCGCTTCATCTACCATCGTCCCGTCTGAGTCTCTGGCATAGATATACCCTGTTCCCAATCGGTACGGCGTGGCGCTGAGTCCGATCACCCTTAGCTTTGGATTGCTCTGCTGCATAGACTCAATGATCTTGATGAGCGTAGGCGTTACGCCATGTGCTTCATCCACAATGACGGCAGCAAAATCCTGAAACCTACGGATGGCATTAATTACAGTACCTGGCGTTCCAAAAATGACCGGATAGCGCATTTCCTTCCGGACAGAAGCGCTAAAGATGCTGGCCTTGTTTCCGGTATCCAGATACTTTTTATAGTTCTGTTCGACTAGCTCCGAACTAGGAGCAATGCAGAGGACGCGCTTTTTACTATGCGCATGTATCCGTTCTGCCAGTGCTGCAATGATGTGGCTCTTGCCTGCACCCGTTGCGGCCTCGATTACGCATGGGTCAATGCATTGGCGCACCCAGTCCCATGCTACGTCTGCTGCTTCTTTCTGATACCAGCGGAGAGTCAAAACGGCACCACATCTTCAAGCGTGGCATCAAAGGCTGCCATGGTTTCGAGAAGGACGGCATCATCAACCAATCCTTGACGTTGTGCTGCAACGTACTCGGCGCTGGTAAACGTGGCCTTACCTTCCAGCTTCACGCCTGCCGGAGCCATGGCAAACTTGCCGTAATCAATAATCATCCGGTCTGCATCAACTCCACAAACTTCATGGCCGGACAACCCCATCAAATGCGGGTGGAATACGTGCCTTTCGCACAACTCGGTGCCATGCTGACAGGTAAACGCACCATTCGTTGCAGAGATATTGGCGCAGGTTCGGCAATTAATAGCCGGCTCTGCATCGCCTTCACAAACCGCCTTATGGTCACAGAATCGACAGGTGAAGTCGGTTGTTGGATCTGGCAGATTCTCGCACTCGATGATGTTGTGCATCCGCTCTGATTCCGATTCGGCATAGGACGGATTGTATTCAACCCATTCGATGTGAATATCGGAATTGTCCTTGCACAGAACAATGAACAGGCACTTGATTAGCCGGTTGCCATGCTTGCTCAACTGGTTAGAGTGGTGCATGTATAGCTGCATCTGGGCCATGTAATACGATGGCGGCCCATTCTTTACCATTTCCTTGAACCTGGCAGCGTTCGCGGTTTTCATCTCAAGCAAATAGAATTGCCGGTCAATCTCAACCATGCCGTCAATATGGCCTAGCGGCTTCCCCCACCGATTAAGCAATTCGGCCTCGCGCTTGTGTATCTTCGCACCAGTCATTTCAAGGTAGCGAATCATAAGCGGTTCAAGTGCATGGCCTACGTTGAATATGCGCTGAGTGGCTGGCTTGATGTATGTCGTGCTGGCGTTGCGCAACGTGAACCACATAGCGCGGTCGCAAGGCTTCCAGCGGCTTGCTGTTAAGTATTCAGTGTGAACTGGCGTGGTTGCCTGTTCCATTACAGCATCAATGGTTTCTGCGGTTATCATGGTTTGTCTCTCCTTTTCTCATTGATGCGGACTGGCGAACCAATCCGCATGGGTGAAAATCAGAAGTCGATGTCATCGTCCTGTACAGTTGTTGTGGCGGCTGGCGCTGCCTTCTGTGCAGGGGCGGTCATACTTGCCACCATCTGCACCCAATTACCCTTCTTGCCGTCCATATCCCAAACCCGGACGCGCAACACCATCGGCTTATTGGTGAGGTTCATCATCAGGTCAGCATCTGAAGGCTTGCCATCCTTGGCCATCAACTTGCCACCGGCATTGAAATCAATGGCGGCGAGCATGGTCAATGCCTTGTCGCGCTTCTTCGGGTCGGCATCTTCTACCTTGATCTTTTGGAAGATGACGCGCTTTTTATACTCGCCATCGACCACATCCCAGCGCAACTTGATGAGCGCGGGGTCATTGTTCTGCGGAAAATCCCACTTTGCCTCCGTGATGATGGCACGAACCATCGTGTTATCCGGGATTGGTTCCATATCACCGCCACCCATTTCAGCAGAGGCAGATGCAGCAACTTTGGCACCAGTAGACAGATTGAAAAATGACATGGTTTTACTCTCCGATAATCTTGATAACAGGGAAAACGGTTTCAGGCTTGCGGAACGGCTCGACATTCAGGTCGGGCGCAACAGACTCAAGCGCAGCATGATAATCAATGCTGCCTTTGCGCTTCTGCCACTTCACCGCAACGTCAAAGCCATTTTCGTCAGAATCGCCAGCCAATCCGATCAATGCGTCTTTCGCATTGTCAAACTTTGCCTTTGCCTCATCCAGCGCCAGCTTGGCCGAACGGTAAGCATAGGCAGCAATCTCCCACTCTCGGTCAAGCCTCATGACAGACTCCCGATGTGGGAAGTCAGCGGATTGATGCCGTTCGATACTTCCAGCGGCTCGACAATACCATAACGGTTTTTCGACACGTTCGATGCCGTGGCATGGCATACCAGTTCGCGTGTGCCGTCGCTGATAGCCTTCTTGCGCTCGCCATCGCCCATGGTGAAGGTGCGCAGACGAATGAATCCGACCACATCGGAATCATCTACATACGGAGCAACGGACTTCTTGCCAAGGCGCAAGCTGTAGCGCGTATACGGGTCTTGGTCGGGAAGCTCTACCGTCTCCGTCTCGGCATGGGCGATAAAGACGACGTGCATCCCCTTGCGCTCGTTCAGGATACCTGCCGCCTTGCGAACGCGCTGGTGCAGAGTAGCAACCGCTGACAGGCCGGCACCATAGCCCCCGTTCGCTTGATTGATGCTCTTCGGCTTCTTCGGGTCTGATTCAATGACATGCTGGATGAACATGCGTTCGAGAGCCGTGACCGAATCAATTACGACTGTCTTGTAGTCATGATCCTCCACAATCAGCGCCTGAAGCTGCTCCCACAGATCATCAGCACCGGATAGCAGCGGGAGCGCATCAGGGCGAGTCTCAAGCGGGATAGCCTGAAGGCCATCTTCAGCGCGGATGAAAATCGGATTGGGAAATGATGCGGCGAGCGAAGTCTTACCCATGCCGGCATCACCAAGGATTGTTACGATTACGGGGCGGTCAGCAGGTTTGCTGATCTTTGCAAGAATAGACATAGTGTTCCTCCTTTCTCTGTTCTCTGCGGAATCAATACTACGCCCATGTAATAAACCTTTGCAAGCCCTTTTTTTTAGGTTATCTTAGAAACATCAAAACAAAGGTAAAACCGCCATGAAACCAACCCTCACACTCATTGAATCCCTAGAGGCAGCGGAGTACCCGTTGCGATTTATTGCAAGACAGGCAAACGTCCCATATATGAAGCTGTACCGTTTCAAGCGTAGTGAGTACACACTTACGGGCGAAGAAGAAGCGAGAGTTCGGGCGTTCGCTGTAGTTCAGCCGTGTATCATGGGGGCCATGAAGTGAGCATTAATTTAATCAGGGACTACACAGAATCAGGCTTTCGGACGTTTGCACTATGGGGATTGTCACAAGGCCAATGCGAATGCGGCGATGAAAAGTGTGAGGCATTGGGCAAGCATCCGCGCATCTCCAACTGGCAGCACTCGCCGGTATGGTCGGATGAGCAGCTTGAAATCATGCTGCAATTCACGATTACAACCGGGTTCGGCGTCTGCCTCGATAGTCACTTAGTAATTGACATTGACCCGCGCAACGGCGGGAACGAGTCATATGAAAAACTGTGCAAGGATACTGGACTAGACTACATGGCCCTTGCCGGCTTTGTTGTGGCAACTGGCGGTGGCGGAAAGCACATCTATTTCAGCAGGCCAGAAGGCGCATATCTTACGCATCTGTCAGGCTATCCTGGCATTGACTTCAAGACATCAGGCTACGTCGTCGGCGCTGGCAGCCTGCACAAGTCTGGCGCTGACTATGAGGTTGAATCAGGCAGTCCGTGTGACCTGACCGAAGCACCAGCGCCGCTCCTTGCCATGCTAAAACGCTCGACCCATACCCGCGCAACCCTGAGTGGGAATCAGGTTGATATTTCAGCCGATGAGCTAACCGAAATCATACAGTACATTCCTGACCCCGACAGCTACGACAACTGGGTTTCTGTCGGAATGGGAATCCATCACGCTACGCAAGGCGCGGGCTTCCATATCTGGGATGCGTGGTCACAGCAATCCAGCAAATACGACCCGGAGCAGATGGGCAGGAAGTGGCACTCTTTCGGCAAGAGTGCTAACCCGGTCACCCTTGGCACTCTGATTTTCAAGGCAGAGCAAAATGGGTACGTCGTGCCCGTCACATTCCAGATTGAATCAGCTCCCGCTCCCATTACTGACAGGCCAGATGTACTGCCTTTCGATACGTCATGTTATGACCTGAAACGGCCACCAGGTTTAGTCGGGCAGATTGTCGAAT